ACAGTAGCTTCATTAATACCTGCTAATGCTTCAGCAAACCCAGACTCGTAGTCGTCACCTCCATCTGATAATTCATCGTATGTACTTTGGTATAAGTCCGCAGCAGTATTGTATGCGTCAGTAGCGTTGTTATACTCTTCTGTGCCAGCATCTATTCTAGGGATGTAGTCGTTGTTTAGTAGGTCTGTAAACTCGGTTTCTGCTGTATCGTAGGCGGCTTTAGCTTCCTCGTAAGCATCTATCTGTTCTGCGGTTGCATTAGCATAACCGCCACCCATATCTTCCCATATATCATTAGCTGTATTCGCAAGTTCTGTTAAGTTATCAGCACCCTCAGAAATTAGCTGGTTTACTTCGTTTACTTCCGCTGCCGCATCTGCGCGTCTTTGTGCAGCCTCATCAGCTACTATAGCTTGCTCAGTTAACGTATCGTACTTACCGCTTACTCTATCCCAAAACTCTGCAAAATCTTCTTGAAAAGTACCGTTATTTAGTGACTGCCTAATAGTCCTTTCTAATTGCGCTGCTAGGCTGTTTAAGAACGCATCAGAAACATCTCCCCCTAATATAGCCGCGTTTAGCGACGTTTGTAGAGAGGTAGCAATCATTTCTATACCACCAGAAGGTAAACTTTCTCCTACAAAACCTTTTAATGTCTCTGTAGTAATTACCGCAGAAGATATTATTTGTGCCATACGAGCTTCGTTAATATCGCCTGTAGCCAACTGAGAAGATATAGCTTCTTGTATCATACTTCTAGCTATCTTACCTACTGACTTAGGTGCCTGCCCTCCTGTTATATTGCCATCAGCATCGTAAGTTCTAGTATCTTCAGTAAAAGTACCTATTTCTTCTAGGTCGTATAGTGCCCCATCAGTTAGCTCGTTTATTTTTCCAAGTACTCGACCTACGCCAACTTGCACGCCGCCAGTTAAGAAAGCCTCTAGAGGGTCTTGGTCTGTTATTAATGCGGCAATAACATTTTTAGTTCCTTGTGTTACTGCCTCAGATACAAAAGTACTGCCCCCTGCAAGTTCTCCCGCGGCTTCACCGAAACCTTCGGCCCATTCTCCAAACTCTTTTCCTACAACATCATATCCACCAGCCATAGCAAACCAATCACTTGCGTGCATAGTCATACCTGAAGCGGCTTTAATAAGTGTAAGGGCTTGAGTCCCGCCGGGAATTATTGCGGCAAGTACATTTACTACGGGGTTGGATAGAAATGTTTCCCAAGTACTTGCTTCAGGAGGGTCTTCGACCCACATCATTACATATTCGCCTGCCCCTGCATTACCATCACTAGTATCTATAAATCTACCAGTTTTTCCCATAGCCTCGTACATGGCTCGGTCTTCATCAGAAAACCCTTGGAATAAATTAGTGTTACCCCCAGTATTAGGTAGTTTCATGTACAGACGATTGTTATCGTAGTCGTAGGGATAATCTACTTCAAAAGGTTCTGCAAGTTCATGGAAAGGACGAGCTTGAGACTTTCTTACCATCTCTATAAAAGGCTTGCCTAGCAATTGGTCTCTAGCCCATCCTTCGTAGTTTGTACCTGCTAAAGCACCACGGTTGGGGTCAAAATCATTAAATGCCTGTTGCTTTAACTTGGCTAAAGCGTCTTCAAAACCTTCGTCGGTTCGTGTTTGTGCGTACCAAAGGGCTACATCAAAGTCTTCATTTTCTTGGCGCCATTGGTCATACTCTGAGGCGTCTTCTTCAGTTACGTTACTCCAATTAAGATCTGTAGCCCACGTTGAATCACTACCTTGCCAACCGCTAGTATCTTCATCAGCATCATTATCAGCTACAGTCCTATCGCCTTCTTGTACCCAGCTCATGGTCGTACTATCAAAAGTCCAGCCATCTTCGACTGCTTCTTGTATATTTGGGTACCCTAATGACTCCCACCAAAATCCTTGCGGATCATCTCCTTTTCCGTTGTTACCTAGGTCAGGGTCAGAGTATAGAGACGGATCATCTCCTTTTCCGTTGTTACCTAGGTCAGGGTCAGAGTATAGAGACGGATCATCTCCTTTAATTCTATTTTCTTCTTTATCACGCAGATCTTTTATTTGCTTATCTCGCTGGGCATCTTTCGCTCTAAGAGCAGCCGCTACTCCGCCACCTTGCCTAGGGTTATATAACTCTCTTCTAGCCATTATTTAAGCCCTTAATTCTTTATGAGGATGCCTTGGAAAGACGCCCCCACTTCTACGTTGGTAGTATCGGAAAGTGCTCGGCACTCTATGTCTGTTTTTTCTTCTATCTTTAGTGGGTACGAGAGTGGTAATACTAGCAGGGCGCTTTGCATAGTTTGTATTATTCGCGTGCGGAACGTGTTAGAGCCAAAGTCACGGCTAACAAACTTTGCGGTAACATTTTTATTTGCTAGTGATATTGCAGAGGTAAAAGTTACATCGTCTAGGTATAAAGAGTACCCGGCAGGGACTGTATAAACAGTAATTTGAGATTGGTTGTCTCCCTGTATAACGTGCGCATACGTAACGCCTGTAGGTACTCCAGAACTTACTCCGCTATTAGCTACGTATATGGCTCCAGCAGCAGTGCCTCCACTACCAGAAGTAACGACAAATATTCTGTTAACACGTAACCATGAGCTAGCGTCACCTACCTGCACCTGCGTCTGACCGTTCATGTTAACGGTTACGCTCTTGGTATTGTAACTACCATCTACACCCTCTACCGTTACAGTATTAGCGCCCGTACCCCCATTAGAATCGGCAGTGCTGGAGCTACTTATGTACACTGTAGCGGCAGATGTTAGGTATGGATAGTTACCCCCAGTGCCCCATATAGTCTCTTCAGTACCGTTAATGTCGGGATTAAACCCAAACTTGTATACGGTACTAGCACCTGCAATCTGGCCTTTCGATACTTGCAATTCATACGGTTCTTGGACTGCCATAGCATTTCTCAGTGCGTTGTCTAACTGGTTAAAGTAGATACGCAGTACTCTATTAAACTCTTCAAACGATTGCTGATCGTACACCTGCGGAGGGTACGGCAGCGCGGGAGCGCGAAAGGGTACGTCGTACCTAGTATTGTCTACAGCCATTATCGTCTGCCATCAGAACGCATATCTATTCGGGGAGAACCTAACTGCCAAGTTACTCCAACATCACTAGATTCTACCTTTATAGCAAGCTGTCGTCCACGCACACGAGTAAATATCTGTCCCGTAAACTCTTCTACTGGTAACGTAGCAGTGCGTGTTACTCCTGCGCTATTAGAACCTCCTACAGAAGCGGGGCTATTATACCCTGATCCTGAGTTTTGTAGGGGTAACAGTGTCATAGTAGCACTAGGTGAGCCTACTTCAGAACCATCAAATGTTATATCCGGTAGTATACGCCATATAAACGCGAACTGATGCCCATCTTCTAAATCAAATTGCGCTGATGATACATATGCAGGAATAGCTACTGTGGTAGCAGTTTCGTTGTCATCAACACCCTGCTCATGGTTAACTAAATTATTACTATATGTAGCAGCTAGTGGGTAGTTTCTTAATCCCGAATCAAGCCATGCGGTACGGTTCATAGTTCCGTAGTACCACACCTGCTCTAAATAATTGTATACGACGTATCTGTCTGACACGTTAGAGTCTGAGGAACAATACCACCACCATATCTCATGGTATGACTCGTTTGTACCTGCAAACACTTGCTCATACTGTTCTTCATTAAAGTCATTAAACACAAACTTACGTAAGTTACACTGTAAAGGTTGGGTGCGCCCATCATACATATAGAACTTATCTCTACCCATCCAGTAGGCTACACCATTAGCGTAAGCTACAGCGTTTTGAGAGGCTATAGATATGTTTTCTCCCACTAACTGAGCATTCCATACAGCAGGAGCGCCTACATACTGTAGCGCATATAACGCTGCATCTGTCCATACTAGTACTTCTTGGCGTGACTGTTTAGCTGCAACAATCTGAGTACCATTAGATAGTATTAAATCACCTGACTGATTAGTAGCCGCAGGTAGCCAGTTGGTAGCGTCTTCTTGATCTGACCAACGTATGAGCATAGGGTTTATAGTCGCAGATGCAAGCTCGTTACACCCAAAACAAAACACAAACCTATTAATATCAGACACTAAAATAAGTTTTTGTGACGTAGGTACTTCTGTACCTGTAAGAGCTATTGCTCTAGTGGTTAGCCCGTTTGTGGCGTCCCATATGTATATACCCCCATCTCTAGGCCCAAAGATAAGGTCTTCACCAAAGTTAGCTTGGCTCCATATACGTATAGAGTCAGTGGATGTAGCGCCAATACCCCACGTACCAGAACCCCAACTACTTGCTCCCCAACCTACTAAAGGTACAACAAACGCAGGGCCGACATTGATTTGGTATGCAGCAGTTACGGTGCCTCCACCTGTAGCACTTGAACTAGCATTAGAACCTGCATCAATTGTATACACATTAGCAGTAGTAGTTTCAGTTAGCTGATACTCGGCATTTAGGGTAAGACCACCTACGGCACTTGCACCGCTAAAAGTAACAAAGTCCCCATCCGAGTACCCGCCGTTAGCATCAGTAACTTCTACTATGGGAGATCCACTAGTAGTCTCAAACGGGTTAGTCAGGGTTACAGTAGCACGTATAGGTGTGATGTCATTGTAAGCACCGCCGTTCTCTATATAAAACTTTAGATTAGTACCTACACCAATTAAATTTTGACTACCAAGAGTTACCCAGTTCCATAAAGATCGGCATACGCCTAAGAACGTAGTAGCAGATATACGTTGCCACCCACCTATCTTTTCCGGCGTACCTTGGCGAAACCGTATTTTGTCGCAGTCATACCAACCACCCTCGCTAGTATATCGCGTGTTCTCACGGTTTATTCCTGCTTTAAGTGTTAGTTTTTTAAGTGGCATGGTCTACTCGCTAGTAACACCAACACATCGGTTCAGTCTTACGAGTGTCAATATGTACAAAAGTTTTAGCTACACCTACAGACATACCCATAGCTGATGCGTGTTTTACTATAGCTAGGCGTTGTGCTCCACCGGATACTTTAATATCAGCAGCAACGCCCTGCGCGTGTGTTCCTAATTTTTTACCAGCCGCAACTTTAGCGGTTTCTATACTATGGTTTGGCGACCTATACCCAGAAGTAATTATGAAAGGGAATTCACAAACGTGACGTAGGTGGTCTAAGGCTTTTACAAAATCTGTATCCATTTCGTTCTCGCCTGTTTCTTGGCAGTCGAAATCTGATATTTTAAAATACCTAAAGTCACTCATTTTTCTCTTGCAACCTTTTTTGTTTTTTCGTAACTACGCATAGCACCCATACCAAGCATCCCCATAAGCACAGGAGTCAACAAAGCGGGGTCAACTTCTGGTACAGTAAACCATATACTAAGTATTTGCGCTATTAACACGTTATATAATAGACCAAGCCCACAAATCCACCCTATAAATGGGCGCCAACCGGCAACAAAAAGAGACTTATGAGCTGCCTCAACCTTGTTAATTTCTAACTGCCCTTTAGCTAACGCTAGGGCATGTTTCTCTGACATAGTAGCAATTTCATGTGCCAGAGCGTTTTTTGCGTCTTTATCTTCTATAAACTTATCTAATAGTCCTGTTACTGGCCCTATTAGTTGAGACACTAAACTCACTGAAATAACTTCTCAAGTAAGGGAGAAGCAATAACCAACGGGTAAAGAAACCAAAGCCGTTTATCTAACTTATCAAATTTTTTATTACCTGCATCTAACTGTTTTTCTATACTTTGATACCTAATAAGACATTCTTTCTCATGTGCTTCTAGACGAACTATGGCTTCTTTGACCGTTGGCATTTGTTGTTAATCTCCTGACTCTTCAGATTCTTCTGCATTCTCAAGGTCAACAACTAGCATATTAATAAAAGCATCTTTACCTACACTTAACTGGTCTAAGTTAAACTGAGTAGACCTAATTTTTCTATCAAGATCGTTGCAGTGATTTACCATAGCCTGTTGTTTAGGGGTCATGTCTTCTAGCGTGTATTCAACGTCGTTTACTACTATGGGAGTTGTTTTTTTCTCGCCCATGTTTGTA